AGCTCGTGGATTTAACATCATATCTAAATAGGGTTGGTCGCGTGCGCGATCAAACGTAAGCTCCATACCGTTGAATTCGACCATGGTATGAAATTGGGTATCTATAGTAAGGGGACGTATGACCTGAACACGAGCTTCTGAAATCGCTGTCGCGCCACGGCCACCCAAATATCTCTCTTCGAGACGATAGTTAATGGTCTGACCAGTCGCATATTTCAGGTTTTTGAAATCGCCTTCGAGGTTTCGATTCGAAACTTTTGCAAAATTAAGGTAGTTAACAAAGCGTATGAAGACTTCGTCTAAAACGTATTGAGTTCATTGTTGTGTTCAGCTAGAATCGCTATTTCTAACCCGCCTTGTGGCAGCTATTAGTCGCCTAATAGATCAGACTATATCTTCACCCTCTTGTAAGGGGCTGGGCGCTTCCGCTCGCTTGAGCGTACTCCCTGTCGGGATAGTCGTTGCACCTTGTCGGTTAGGACCTTGGCTCAGGATTGTCTACGTGAGATATTCCCTGAATTCACCCAGTAACCACTATAAATTGCTCTATAGGGAGGCCGCAATAACCTCAAATGTATTGATGCTCATAAAAAATCTCCAAGAACAAGGATTATTAAATATCGCTAATGCGAAGTTATTTTTTCTTTGTCCGGTGGAAGACTAATTACTCACCATATTGAAATCTCACGGATGATTTCTGCAGCTACACGTGGATATATACATATTAAATACATTTAATTGAACAATCAAGGGTTAAATAATGAAAAATGAAATTTGTAGAGCTCCGAATTGCGAAAGAATTAAAGACAAAAAACAGGCTTCTCTGTTGTGCGTTATGCATAGAGTTCGGTGGGGAAGACACAAATCGTTTGATTTGCCCGCAAAGAACAACTTTCCTGAAGGAATTGTTTATGAATGTAAAATTCATGGAATGTTACGGATTAATGAAGCCTACAAGAATCCAAAAGATAATTATTTTAGTTGCATTAAATGTCGTCGCTCATCTGATAAAGAGTTTTATAAAAACAATCCTCTGGCACAAGACAGGTATAAAAAGTTTTATTATGTTAGCGGTAAAGGAAGCTTTACAAAAAGAATTAAAGTAAGCAAAAAAGAGTATCTTGAGCTCCTAAACGAACAAAAAGAATTATGCAAAATTTGCGGACTCCCTGAAACATCCAAATCAACAAGGCCAGATTCCCAAAAGATTAACAAAAGATTAGCAATTGATCACTGCCATAAAACCAATAAAATACGTGGGCTCTTATGTCATAAATGTAATGGTATGATTGCATTTGCCAAAGACTCCATTGATATCCTCCAATCTGCCATCAACTACTTAAAATCTGATTGTTCATTAAAATAGATAATGTTCGGATCAGGAATAAAAGCCTTTTTAAATTATTATTTATTTCCTGAAAGGAGAAAAACCACGAATATGGTCACGATCATAGATCCACCCAAAGTATCGGACTATAATCTTGGGTTTTATAATCCGAGAAAAATTGATACAATATACTAACCTAGCTCGACGGAGCGAAAAGCGGAGTCATTACCCGCCTGGTTAACCATCTTCCAATGCCAACACACTAATGAGGTGAATCATGAAGTCAGAACAAAACAAATCAATCGGAAATGCTAGCGAAGTAAGAATTTCTATTTTAGAAAACAATATGGTTCATATTGGAGATACATTGCTGCGTATCGAGAAACGGCTGGACAAAATGGATGGCCGGTTCGATAGAGTTGATTCAAAGTTTGACAGAATAGACGAGAAATTTGAACGATTAGAAAACAAAATAGATACTGTGAACCAACGGATCGACGGAACGATTAAATGGATTATAGGTATCTCTGTACCAATATTATTGTCACTGTTTGGAACTATTTTGACGGTCTTTAGGAATTAATTTTTGACAGGGGATTGCGCGCGCTCAATATCATCTATAAACCTATCTATGGCTAATAATGTCATCTCTTCCATTCTCCGCATTAAATCTACAATTTCTTTCTTTACCGATTTGGGATCCCTACAGTTAGATATCGACCTAATATACAAGTTAGTTATCACGGTGTAATGCCCGTGGATTAAAGCTGTTAAGATGAAATTTCCTCCTGTTTTCCTTCCCTGAATAAGTTGCACCCATAATTTTTTGGTGTTTTCCATTAATTTTGAATCAATATATAGAAGTACCTCTATTTCTTCTTTTTTCATTTAAAATCCCTTATTGTGAGTTTTTATCAAACTAACTAGATCATCAATAAAATCATTGTTTGTTTTATGTACTTGTTGAATTAATGTAAATATTCTTTCGGAAGAATAACTAGCCACATCCATTTCACGGAACAGGAAGTCCCATAATCCTAGCAAATTTGCATAAGCCGCTAAAATAACACTCATAACAATTTCTGTTGGTTCAATTTTTCTTAATCTCAAATCTCGCATATGGGAAGTTGATGCGGTACCTAACACAAGTTTAAATTCATCGGTTAACTCTCTCATTCTTCCTGCCAACTTTCTATCATCTTCAATCATTTGAGCACATCCAAATGCACTTTCGCATGTTTAATGTAAGATAAGGCGGCATCCACTGTAGAAAAAATCTCGTCATCATAGAATTTTCTGTTATTAGATAGGTCAAAGAGATCGCAAAGATACAAAACATCATGCGTTTGAGAGCCTGTAATGATCCCAAATCCTAAAATCCTAGTCTCTCGAACGAACAGTTTATTTTTCATGAGGTCGGGGTAGTAAACAGTTTGACCGATTCTGAACTTGACATCTAAATGACCTACAGGGCTGTTCAAATTATTGTTGATTGTTTTAATGGCTTTTTCAATCTCTTCCAGGAGGGATACGGGTTCTTTCTCTTGCTTAGCCAAAGCATGTATTTGCTCAGATGTGTAGAATTGAGTGTGCTTTATGACTTCTTTTACTGTAAATCCAGAACGACGGATGAGTTTGTAGACTTTGCTCTGCTTAAAAGTTTTCATATGCGGATCAACTTAATTGTTTTAATGAACTAAATTGACATATTTTAACTATTAAAAAGCATAAGTCTACATTTTTATGAGAATTTCCGACAAAATATTACAAACGGCACGCTTTATGACTTAAATCCTGATTGATCAAAGCCATTACTGTTCCATTTGTCCTCCTCATACTTATTTTGGAAAGGAACGCGGTCTGTTGGGACTTCCGACTCTTCAAAGACACGATCCTTAGCTATTTCTTTCTCTAAACCTGTTTCTGATTTCATTACATTACTCCAAAAATATTCTTTTCTTTTGGCGCCACTGGCATGAAATTTAATTCTCGCCTGCAATCAGCTCCTCTCTCTGCAACCTTGATGATGCGCTCGTTCTGCTTGTCGCGCTCTTCTTTTGGGTGCCCGTTATCTCCTGGAATTGGCATTTTATTTCTCCTCTCATAGTTGGCTAAATTCTTCTACACCTATTGCCTTTTCTACTTTTTCGTACAAATTATCGATAAACTTTTTCAGGTCTTTTAAATGGGATATCCTTAATGTTCCTGTATTAACATATTTGCTTAACGTATCTTCTCTTTGCATCTCAATGGCTATTGAATTTTCTATATCTCCTACATCTTCTATTCTGATACATACATAAGAGTTAGAATCCTTCATCCCGCTCCATATGGGGACTAAGGCCACAATGAAATCTTTGGTTTGTTCATTTTCAAGTGTGGTTTCATTTCTCATCTTCGTCTAAGCCTTCTATTGGCGTCTTTAATAATTAGAGAGTCAATAGACCTCTTCACCTCACTTTTCTCTGCAGCATCCCCCACAGATTTAGTGATCGGTTTAGTAGCTGCACTAACGCCTCTAGCCTTCTTCATGCGTTCTTCAAGTTTACCAATTTCCGCCCCTTGCTGGTAGGGGTCTTGTATCTGGGCAATCCTATCTAATTCCTTGGGATGCTGTTTGGCAGCCGCATAGATGAACGCCGCCGGATCGTTCATCCCGCGTGTCGCTAGCATCATGCTATCCGTGATCGGCTTGTCGGCTACCACATCCCGAAAATCTTTGTAGCGCTCCATGCCAGATGTAAATTTCGTTTCAAACTCTGATTGTATCTTGTGTTCTCTTTGCTGCATCGCCAAAGTCTGTTGCTTGTGTTCTCTTTTTTGTATCGTGTTCTCGACAAATTTTTCTAATTGTACTTCCCATTCGTCAGAGCTATTTGGGTCAGCTACAAAATCTTTTGCGGCTTCTGCTCTTTGTTCTTGCTGAACCTGCGGCGCTTTCATTCTAGCCACGCGGTCTCTAATCATCCTCTGAACTTCTTCCTCTGTATATGTTTTAGCTGGTGGTAATTCATTACCATATTCATCAACTGAAGTTGACGCTTCAGACTTTGGATCCTTTTCACTTTTAGAATTTTCAGCTTGAGTTTCAGTCGAGCTTGGGTCTTGTGGTAGTTCACTTGCTTTCTTTTCTTCATATTCCGATTTCCTCTCGGCAGCTAAAGGAATTTCTTCTGGTTCTGACTCAGGATATTTTTCTTTTGCTGGAATTCCTGCTAGATCGTCTAGTTTTTCCTCTATGACATTGTGCAGCAATGTATCCACGTTTTTAATCGACATCTCTACTATCCTTATTAGATGGTTGTTGTTGCGGTTTTAAATGGTCTGGCTGATGCGTTAATATTTTTAATATATTGTTTGAATGCCCCATGTGGGTATCGGCTTGAATTCTCGCCATCTCGGATGTATAGCGCAATTCTTGGTCTTTTAATTTAGATTGCGCTTCATTCTTCTGGAGCTCAATCTTTTGAAGTTCTGTGGAGAAATCCACCCCTGCTTGATGAGACTTCATCATTATTTCTTGTTCTTTTAATTGCAATTCGTGCATCTTAAGTTGTGAGTCTTGCTGCGCTTGCTGCATCTTGAATTGCAACTCCATCATCTTGGGATCGGGAGGGGTTGGTTTAGGGGGTAAAGGTTGGCCAGTCTTTCCAGCTTGTACAATCTCTGGAGGAACAATTGTTCGCAATCTATTTTTCAGCTCTACATTATTAGCTAGTGGCAAATTCTCAACGTACATATCCGCAATAAGATTAAAAAGCTGAGGGTTTGCTTTAAGGACAGACTGCATAGACTCTAAAGCTTCTTGCTTCTGCCCCTCGTAAGATGGACCCGGTACCAGTCTTATCTTGTACTCACCTTTAGTCATATCATTTTGACGTTCATCACTGTATTCATCGACTGGTTTATTGATAGTGACTTGTCGCATACCAGAATCTTTAAAGTTGAGATTAAGGGTGCGCTCTGTATCGTATATTTTTGGGATCATCTCATTGATGATTTCACCGCCTACTGCAATAGCCCGATTGAGCGCATCGAAAGGTACAAAAGTATTATAAGAACCGCGACGGGTACGAGCGTCAATAGCCGTTCCAGAAGTTTCATTGCCTTGTTCTCCAAGTTGCGTATTGTACATCCCTGTTGAGGATTGTATGTCCATTAAGGCGCGATCATATTGCGTGATTAAAGACTGTGATAATTCAGGGGGACGAAGTTGTTGGGGAACAAAACCACTTGGAGACTCGTCGAATATTAATCCTCCTTGCACAGTATTGGGGTCTCGCCAGATTGTTTGAGTGTCTGCGCCTTTGACGTTTGATTTACTTACTAAGAACTGGTCGTATCTGGAAATTTTGAGGAGGTATCCGCTTTGTGTGCCAAGATAGTTGAGATACTTTTGTGCATCTTTTGCATCTTTGACAAACGGTCTGCAATTTTGTCGTCCTTTTTTATCCCAATAAGAATTCTGATCAACAAACACGATGGGCAGTTGTTCACTGGGGAAATCTCCTCCCTCTAATTCATAATCGCCTGCATATTTTAAGTGGATGACTTTGAAATTGTGGGTATCTCTACAGTCTATGACGCTTACTGGCGCTCCGTCATATAACAATACTGCTTGCCCATCTACTTCTATAGTATCTAGGAGCTTGAGTTCTTCTGAGGAAACAGATTCATTATTAGACAATAGATAAAGCTTTGAGCGCTGATACTTTCTTTCGAACCAGTCTATTATGGTGATTGTATCGTCGTCAGCGACAGCTATAAAAGTATTTTCTTCGTCATTGGTGGTTGGGATCATTCGCTCCAGTTTCTTGCCATATAGCGCTTTAAATCGCTTCCGCGTCATCCTTGTTCTAAAGCCTGCGTACATTCCATCAGTCTTTGCAGGCGATTCTGCTCCTAAGTCCCAAAAGCATCTGGTTGGGTCTTTGAAAGACACGAATTTAGGCACTTGTTGAAAAGTCTGCTCATTTTCATATTCAGGGATGATCCCGTAGGCGCTAAATCCACCCACTCCGGCTTGTTGAAAGCATATTTGATATACAACTTTAGCGTCCGAACTCAGGGATATATCTTTAACCAAAGCTTCGCGGGTCTCAGCCGCTTGCTCATCTACTTGCTTCCCAGGTTGGACTTGCAGATTGGGTGTGTTTTGGCGTTGTTCGCCCCCCAGATGATTCATGAGGGGGGCAAGTTTATTAAAAGTCAGAGGGATTTTTCGGTAGTTTTCGAAGACACGAGATTCATCTTCTGTCCATTGTTCTCCCAAAACGAAGGATGTAAATAGATGGTATTGGTCACGATTATATTTCCAGTTATCATCCCACAGCTTTATTGAATTGCGTATCTTTTGTGCTTTTCTAGGATTATGTTTAGCCATGCGTGTCCGTCCGCCAGTCTTATTTTTATAAGACATAATACCATATAGTCTGTCAAGTAAACATTTTTCGATGATGTTCCGGCATTAAAGTTGGGCGCATATTGGCGCTAATTTCGTAGAAACCTCCGCTAAAAGTATGGATTAGCGCATCTGCACAATCTGGAGATGGCATATGTCTCTTCTTCAAATCTGCCTTACTTTCGATTAATAACTGTCCGTTACTCTTGTGCTTAAATCCTACACTACATAAGTCGCTTTGAAGCTCGTCAGAATCGGGCAGCTCAACCGGCATATCTTGCATAAGCCAGTCTGCGCATTCGCTCCACAATTCTGCGCGACGATTAGCAAAACGCTCTTTGTTATGCGCTTGGAGTGAGACATTGATTCCTTCCGTGCATGCGTATCCTTGTTCTAAGAGCCTATCAACAATTCCTTTGCCCAAGCCAATGCAGTCTATATATACCTTTACAGGGTTTTCGCGCCGGATGATATCCACTAAGATTCCTGCTATCTCCATCACATTGTGATTTCGATAAGTTTTGAGATCGTACACTCTGCGTCCACGTCTCTTGATGATAGCAGTCCTGTCACTACCGTCTTTATCATCAGCCGGATCGACTCCGACGATTAGTCCTACATCTGTCTCAACGTCGGTGTGACGTGCTTTTGTGACCCATCTGGGCTTGATAAATGTGTTTGCGATCGGATTTCTAAAGGCCTCTGCGGCCGTAAAAGGGTATTCTTGGCAAAACATTTCTAGGGCGCGTTCTTCGTCTCGGTTCATGGATTGCAGTTTGATGCGACGCCACGCTAAGTGCTCTAAAGTGAGGCCATCCTTCCCAAAAGCATCAAAGAGTTCTTGTTCTTGGTCGTTTGGTTTAAAGCCCCTTAGAGGGAGTTTGTATTCGTCCTGCCAGTACCAAGGAATAAAGATAGCTTGATAGTCTGACTTGCCTTCCATTGCTGAGAGCCAGCGTTGGTGAAAGTCGTTACCTTGGCCATTGGCTGTAGACTCTAAGACGATCTCAGTGCCAGCGGCATCGCTGACCGCTTCCATCACGCCAGTGGCCAATTCTTCGGTGTTCTCCCAAAAAGCTACTTCTGAATTAGATACCATCCCCACACTAGTTTGATAATTATGATCTGGATGATCTATTTCTATATCCCATACATCTTCTATATATCTTATTTTTATGTTTTTAACCCTGCAATAAACAATATCATCTTTAATGATGCTTTTTTCTTGTCTTAATTTTGAAGGTTGGCGTTCAAACCTTCTTAAGGTATTTCCGGTAATCCTCAATAAATAAATATCTTTGCTGGGCACATCATACCTTTTGCGACTAAACTGATTAATTGAACACGCTCCATATAACATCCAGCATATTCTTTGCATTTGCCTGGTTATTTTTTCATGTATAGATGGCGCGGTTATCTTGTCTAATTGCGTCTTACTACCGTCACCATCTAAATAGCCTTTAAACATACCAGAGAGAAATTCTTTATCAGAATTCAAAATCACCCAGGAAATATGTTTATCTCTAACTCTACCTACCAATGACTCAATAGCGCTTGCTAAAAATTTACCACTCACTACTGTTCTTTTGCGATTAGTGCCTAGATCCACCTTATGGGTAATACTTTTTTCTAATCCCTGCGTACCTCTCAGTGCATTTTCAATATAACCTTCATCTTTATGATAGGTGAATGTAATTCGGCTAAGATTCTTATCAATGTGACCTTCGGCTAAGTAATACCCTATAAAATATCCAAAATCGTAATTTAATTTAAAAGTATGTTTTTCAATGTGAGATGTGCCCCCTCCTTGAGGTCTAGGGATATTTTTTAAATTAAAAGTAAAATCGCTTATTTGACCAGGATTCATTTTAGGCATCGCAACAAAATCATATTTAGTTAACTCACTAACAGTTTTGTATCCATCCTGCGTTAAAACCTTATGGTCATAAGTTAGATAAATTGGCTCTCCACTATTCCAACACGACAATTCAAACGTTAATTTTTTACCCGTATATATTTTATTTTTTACGGGAGCTTTGCTTCCAGACGATGTTACAACTTGGTCACCGATACTTATATCGCGCATAGATTTAGAGGATCCATCAGCAAGCACGATCAGGCTATCGCCACTCAAACAACCATGAAAAAGATGGATGGTTTGACTGCGCCCTGTACGCTTACTACCTGCAGTACCGACCGCATAGCTGGAGGAAAATTGTGCAAATTCCATTTCAGACATGTTAAGCTTGCTTGCTGTGGGACACAGGCCAGCTGGAAGATTGTCATAAAATCGCCGTGTTATCTTAAATAAGTTGTCGCTAGCATCACCCTCATGCGCCATGACGTAAGCTTTTTTTCCACTGCTGGTAATGAGATTGTGAAAGTTTCGACCTTGGACGTCTGTACTGATGCCTTGTTGTCGTCCTTTTAAGACCAGAGCGCGGACTTTTCCGGTGGCTTTAAGCTGTGCGTCTAGCCTTGAGTTAAAGTAGAGTTGCGCCCGATTGAGCACAAAAGGTACTAGACCGTCGCCGGTTGCTGTCTTGACGGCGATTTTTAAAAAGGCGGGAGCAAAGCGCGTAAAGTCAGATATGAGAGCGGCGATATCATCCATGTATCATCCTTCTTTTAAAGCTTTGATATGGCTTTTTGTAGCTCGTCCAAAGTCACTACTATCCTCGCAGAAGACGACCCGGAATATGAGGAGCAGGAGGGCGAATTTATTTCTATTATTTCTATCGCTACCACGTCCGCTTTACCTATCCTCTTAAAAGATACAGTGGTCTCTGCTTCTTCTGCCTCTAGCATGATCTCGGTTATCACAGCACTTTGTTCCTTATTTGCTCAAGAAGCGAGAGAGCCTTGTCGTCCTTTTCTTCGTCGCGATCCTTGGCGTTGCTCCACCGACCGCGTGTTCGTAGCCAGAATTCGCGCGCCTTCTCGTTGCCTGCGAGAGCGTCTTGGTAGAGGTTCTTACCGAGTTTTCCGACCATACCGTCCAGATTGTAGTCTAGGTCTTCGCGATAGTGTTTGCGCAAAGTTTTTACATCTATTTGCAGATGGATTGCTATCCTTTCCTGTGGCACCCCAGATGCATAAAAGTCACGCACCAAAGCGCGCTGGATGTCGGTCGGATAATGAGCATATTCAATTTCTTTTGCCATGTCTCTCTCTTGTACACGATAGTCGGAATCAACTGGCCACAATGTGTACATTACAGCATACATCTGCAACAATTACAACATCTTTTTGCATCGCTTTCTCTTAGTCCTTTATTTGACCACATGACAAGTCCAATTCCGAAGCAAAAAACTAAAAGCCAAAACATAAAATTCTCCTCTCCAACAAAAATTTATCTTACCATTATATACTCTTTTTGCAAATTGTTTTTTGCAAATCTTTTTTGAAATTATTTCACATCTCCTATTGACACTTTGCATATGCATCTGTAATATGCTTTTACCAACTCAAAACAAACCTGGAGACACACGATGAAAGACTTAGACGCAGTAATAGTACTTGTAACGACAGTATCGATAGCCGCATCAGCACTACTCGCAGCTTGTTCTTTTATCATCATCAACGCTTTTTAAAAAACAGGGGCGCAAGCCCCCATCGGAGATACAAAATGAAAGTAAAAATCTTAGAAAACCACAATAATTTTCGTGAAGAAGATATATTCGGGCTAACCATAGAACACATCGATTTGCAAACCTGCGTGATGGATGTGGTATTAAGAACTGATAAAAATAAATACGAATTTTGTGATAATTGGAATGAAAAAGTGAAGTTTCATTGTTTACATTTATCTTTTAAATTAATAGAAAAAATTAAACAAGAAGTGATTGAAAAATTAAAAGACCGTGGATTTATAATAACCGAAAAGGAATAAAAATGAACAAAGTATATTTAATTAATATCAAAACTGGAACAGTAGATACATATGAAAACTGGCTGTTAGATTACGAGTACGATAAAGCACGCGATCCTGACTTGGGGGACTACGAAGACTGGTGCGCAGGAGATATGCAAGAAGTAGTCAAGGGCGCGGATGGACGTTGGATCTTAGCTTCTGAAGCTAAAGAAGCTGAACTTAAACAACAAAGAATAAAATTTGACCTTATAAGTATGAATTACGATTTCTCAGATAATTATTCTGAAGTGAAATACCGAATTGGGAGTGGATCAGTTCGAGTAGAAAGTATCCAAATTGGTATCGAAATAGTAGACAAAATAAAAATCCATATCCTAGATCAGATCATAAAAATTATGGGGGAAAAATAATGATTTTCTACGCGCTTGTAAAAGACCCTTGCAAAATGCCATCCGAATTTAGATGGCTTAAATCAAAAACGCACGATGCGGCAGTTCGAGAAGCGAGACGCATAATAAAAACACACAAGTGGGAAGTAGAGCTTTGCAAACTTAAAATTTCGCGTCATGATTACAGTTGGGGAGAATTATACTACACGGACAAGGAGACTTAAATGCAAAATTTATCATCAGTTAAAGGGCGTCAAGTTTACTTAAAGTCAGAAAAGAAACAGTTCCGTATATTCGTAAAAAATTCACAAGGTATTAGAAACTTCGGCTATTACGATTGTTATAGATCGGCGGTTTCTCACGCAAAACAACTGGCCACTACCATTGACGCTGACCTCATAAATTTGCACAAGGGAAAGAAAAATGAACAATCATGAAGCAGAAATTTCACAAATTATAGACGATATTATAGCAAAACATGTGCGATATAATCACGATGTATATTTTTTTGACATAGAAGATGTAGACCGTAAGATTTTATTAAAACTGAGTCTTGAATTACTTGCAGATGACGGCTTTAATAGCACTTTTTTAGCAGAGATGCACGACTATAAACTAGGAGAAATTTTATATAATATTATGTTAGATTCAATTGACGAAGAAAAAGATAGGGTAGGAAGTATGGTTTACATGGATTATCAAAAACAATATTTAATTGAATATTTCAAGCCGACGATTGAGAACCTTATACAACAAAAAGTTTGGGATCTACAGGATGAAATACCGCTCAGTTCAGTTGAGGGATTTTGATGTTTGCGGTGGTTTGCCAATATTCTGGAGCGTCTGAATTGCAGTCAATGTGTCTAAATCCATATAAAATTTTAAGTTTTGTATTTTCTAAATGCACCTCCATAATTCGCATGGATTGTGGAGAAAGGTCAACTAACCTCGTGTTGCAAATCGCGCACATAAAAGCCATGGAAGTCCTTTTTTATGATAATAAATATAAAAAATCTATACATAGAAGATGACATAGAAATCATCCAACTTTGTACGATAAATCCAAAATATTTTTTAGTTGAAATCCATAGAAAATCTAAACATCCCTATTTTTACTACTTCATCTCAAAAACAGACGCGGAAATTTTTTATTATAATCTTTGCGCTAATTTTCCAAATATCACCTATAAGCACGCGTCAACCATACAGCCAAAAACTTAGACAAATCAGGATTTTTATTGACTAAATCTCTGTAATAATAAGCTCTTTCCACTCTGAAAGGATATAAGATATTTGTTCCAAAATAATTTATGGAGCTTAAATTTTTAGCGTCTAAAATGCCGCTGTCTTCTACTTTTTGATTACCTGCACATCCCCAAACACTTCGTTGTAAAATTTTATTAGCCGTGGCGATCCCACAGCTTACAGCCGTATCTAAAACTCTATCTGTAATTTCCTGATGATAAATGTCTTCGTACCATTTGTTCCAAAAGTGCGCGTAATAAATTTTTATTGCATCTTCTTTTGTGAGGCTTTTTATGGAGTCTCCACCGGATTCAGCATTAATATTTTCTCGATAAAATCGCAAGGAAATTCCGAAATTTGTAATGCCTCCTGGGTCGCTTGAATTTTCGACCAAACCTCCCTCGTTATTTAACACATAATCAACAGCAAATAAAAATCCATTATCCATCTTTAATCCTTAATGTAATTATATTTTGGATCAACACAGCACTCATATTGTTTATTAACATTATCTACAACAAAAATAAAGTCTCTATTTTCTGAAAAATAAGTTGGGAGGGGACATTTTTCCTCATCCGGCTCACATACATAACAACCTGCAAGAAAAATTGTCATAAATAAAATTAATAGTAAAATTTTGACCATCTTAAAACACCCTTGTTGTTTATATGGTTATATATATTATTTATTGCAGTGACATTTTTGTCACCCCTGACCATGACATTTTTGTCACCCCTTTCATTATACCATATTGACTCTATAGATATCGGACGGTATTTACAAAAGCCACGGCCGCTTCAATCGAGTTAATTATGCAAATTTGACCCTTCCATTCATCGTGAAATTTTTTTTCACATGGAGTGAGTTCCTGGGCTGATAAACACTTACTTCCATCCTTCAGCTCAAAAAAGTAGTTTTTTCTGTCAATTCCTACGGCCAGGTCTGGAGCTCCTTTTCCGTGCTCCGAGGTAATCCAAACACTGCATCCCATTTTGCGCAAAGCTTTTACAATTTCACCTTGATTTTTGTCAATTCTTTTGTGCATTCCGTTTTTGCACCTCAACTTACGATTAATAATGCCATTTAAAACGATTTTAATAGCACAAGGTGAAGCGTTAACTTTCAAATAGTATATTTAGACAGGTAAGTAATTTTACCCCCCCAAATTGGCCTTTATTTTCAGTCCATCCAGTTAAACTTTTTTCCGTCTCCAAAGTTTGTACTTTTTGCTTTCACTTCCTCATGTTTTTGGTCAACTCCTATCCTATCCTCTGCGTGTAAATGCTTTGCGTAGTCAAAAAACTCTAAGGCGTGCGGTGGTTGAGCTCTGCGTGTTTTTAAAAAATGACAAATTTCGATCGCGTGTTTAATTTCATCTGAAGACAAGTTGTACAACGCCACTCCCCAAAATCTTTTTGATTCTTCCAAGTTAGGGTGGTTGATCAAAAAATCTTGCTGCCAGATTTCCGTAAGTCGCTCAAAGATGCGATCTATCCACGCTGGGTCGAGCTTAAAGTCGTGAGTTCTGTGAGAGTTCATGATTATTTCCTCCCGTCTGGAGAAAGTCCTAAGATAGTCCGCATGTTTCTAATCGCGTTATTAGCAATTTCGGTGTTTGATTTGACCAATTCAATTGGTTTATAGCTGGTGGATTGTTGCTCTACTGACGTTAAACCCGCGTGGTTGTCAGGATCGCGGTTGGAAGAATTTTGTACCTGTGGATAACTTTTCCCCCCTTTAGTAATATTAGTAAAATTAGATAGGTGTCCCTGTGACACACTTCTTTGGTAAGTGTCCCTGTGACACACTTCTTTGGTAAGTGTCACTGTGACACTCATGTGTAAAATTATGCCTACCGTATAGGTGCTTTTTGTGGATAACTTTAGAAGTCTTTTCTTGATTAAATGCTGGATAGATCGGATTACAGTACTTCGACTAGCGTGAGTAAATTTTACAATTTGAGAAAGATAGAGACGGGTTTCTAATTTTTTGGATTTTTTCTTACTTTTATCTATGGAATCACAAATATATCTGAGGATTGCTAAATGGTGACATTTTAACCCATACACCTTTTTTAATGACCTTTTCGAACCCAAAAAGGTTGCTGCCATGAAATTAGCGTCATCTTTTCGTGCCGTTATGTCCGTTATTTTGTTTTTACTCATATTTCGCTCCATCGACCCAGTGATTTTTTGTTGACTTCCTATTCCAATTCCGTGAAAATCACTGGGTCTAGTTAGTGATGTTTCACGTAAGTTGGAAAGTATACCCCGAGCTTAAAATCTCGGGGTTGCATTGACACTATATCTGTAACTTTAAATCCTTACCATCTTTTTGCTCCCACAATTATCCCCAAATTCGGTGGATAAGTTATTAAGTTTTTCCTAATAACTGCACAAAATATTGATGTAACAATGGGTTGAGTTAATAGATTAAATTTTAATCATCTATCAAACGCCAAGATTCATCAATCAACTGTTTGAAAGAAATAGTTTGGGAAATAAGAAACATCATATCGTTAGAAAGTTCCTCACCTTTCAATTTCACAAGTACCATCCCCTTTTGAGACAACGGAATAGAACATACTACCTTCCATTCGGGGGACAGAAGCGCCAGAGCATAACTTTCATCGGGTTCTAAATAATCATTTGTTATGCGTTTACCTTTTCTAAGCTCTATCATGGCCTCTTCAAATTTCATTCTTCGTCTCCTATTATGCGCCAACTGTCATCCATGATTTGTTTAAATGAAACAGATGTTGGATAACGCATCCTTTCACCTAAAATCCCAGAGCCTTTTATGAGTGCCATAGAAGGTTTTCTCTGCATCAGATCTTCACTGCTTAAAAATCCTTCATTAGGATGGTTATCTTTTTCCATCTCCCAATAAGCCGCATAACATTCATCTGGCTCTAAGAAGTCGTTTGTTATTTGTCCTCCTTCTCTTAACGCGGTTAATACTTCTTCGAATTTCATTACTTGTATCCTTATCCTCTTCCAGCTTGTTGATGAGCCCTCTTGGTTTTCTTGCAATGCTTGCAAAGCCGTTTATCAGCCTTCCACTCGACGAACTCATGCAATGCAACGTCTTGCCTGTCTTTTGCCGGTACCTTTTTCTCAATCTCTATTTTGCCCGCTTTAGAGTGTGTCCCAATAAGCTCATGAGGTTTTAATTTAGCATCAACTTTTTTGAGCGCCTTGTAGATGCCAGGATTAGTTTTCTTCTCCGCCTGATCGGCCTCGGCGTGAGCTTCTGAGTACCTCGGACTCGCTGTGGGATACCCTTTCCTGACTATTTTTTTAACTACTTTATATTTCATGGGGAATCGTCTCTCTCATAGATGCACGACAAGCATAACTCTTCGTCGTTAAAGGGGATGTTGAAATTACATTTTTCACACTTTTTTGCAAATAGTCGATCTTTTAAAATCTCTTTAGCAAAATCAAGCCGATGAGTCTTCGTTTCGAAATTGACGAGAGATGAATGCCATTCTTCATACCATCTGTCTATTTGGTCGCAAACCCACTTTATTTGCTCGTCCGTGAAGTTAAGCAGGTTCGTAAACGGCATTGAACATTCTCCATAATCTGTCAAAATTATCACTAAGTTCCTCAGTTAGTGCAAATATACCTTTAATATTTGATGATATTAGTGTTATTTGGATTTGAAGCGCCCCTATTTTATTTTCCAATTCTTCAATCCGTTCGTCGTAATTCATGAAAAAAACGCCTTAATGTGAAATACCATTCCTGCACAATATAATCGCTAAATAATACTCAAATCTTCCCATATATTTTACTTAATACCATAAACCACAAGACAATAGAACTTGAGCAAAAAAAGCTAAATATAACCACATATACGAGGGGAATGGAAACGCGTAAGTATAATAGATAATAATAATTAATGGCGCTTGGAAATAAAACAGCAAATGATGCAATAATTAAATAATCTTTGAATTTGCTCATATATTTTCCTTTGAGAGCGTTGAGGCTCCATTAAATAGTTAGCGGAGCGTAGAATCGGTTTTAGACTCTTCTGATCTCTTAGCAGCTTCCTCCATGAGCTCATCCAATAAATACTCCAATTCTCCTGTCGGAATAATTGGAAGTA